GGGTCTATAATGATACTAAGGATGAGACGTACACGGTGGTTTCAGCATACAAAGAATACATCTATTTGCAGGCTATGGGAACATGGGAGGTTGATGATGTTCTTGAGGTGGATTACATTTATCAGAAACCATTCAATTTCTTGCTTGTAGGAATCACCCCACGGATGCGTTATGAACAACCGTATGTGCTGGAAGAGGCGGATGCGATTCTTGTAACCCCGTATTGGGCGCAGATTGCTCCTGATGATCTTCTTACAGCGATGGCAGTAGAGCAGATAGGTCGGGCTATCGTAAATCCCAAAGTCACAGCCGGAAACGATGAGATAGCTGCATACTATGATTTGTCTCGATTACTGCGAATCATTGATCAAGCAGGTACTGAATACTCTGTAGGGTCAGGTACAAACGTTGAAATCTTTGAACGTAACGAATTGAAGTGGAATATCACTAAACCTGTTATTCCATACGTAGCACAATTCACCTATCACCCGACCTACACGGCACTCGGTTCCATGCATTCTCTGAGAAATGCCGAGAACAAAGCGTTTGTGAATCGGATAAGTGTAAAACAGTTTGATAGGGTACATAGTAGGATAGAATACTGATGGCAAAAACATTGCGCGTGACAGTTGAAGAGATTGTTCCCGAGTTCATCCAACTTGCCAAGCGTGGGAAGAGTCACTTGATACTGGCACACACTGAACGTGCACTCGAAAAACTGAGTACTATGTATCAAGCAGCATGGGTTCAAGCGGCTTCTGGTGCCTCACTTCCTGGTCTACCGTTTATGATCAATTCGACGCAATATCATCGAACGATCCAGAGGCGGCAGATATCTCCGACAACCTGGGAGATTTATTCAGACTACACTACAAGAACAGGGCGTGGTGTAACCGACTTACTGGAAGCCGGGCATGGGAATATCGACTTGAAACCCGGTCTGTTAAGGGGACCAAAGTCAAGAATAGGTAAAGAGGGGCGATTCAATATTGTGGCATTTCGGCAAGGAATGTCAGGATCAGACCCACACCGAAACAACCCGATGCCGCTTTCGGTATACAAGACATTTCAGCAGGAAGTTAAGCAGGCGGATGCACAACGGAAAGCGGGAGCATCACCGATACCGGGGACTTCATACACAAGCAAATCGAGTGCGAGGCCGGGTGATCGTTCCTATGTATGGGGCAGCAAATTTGATCCTGGAAGCCAACGAGGCCGCCGATCCAAACTGATTATGCGAAAAGGTCAACGGATTGGGCAGTACACCTGGAAGACTGGGAAATATGCTGGTATGGTACGGCTTCAACAGAGTACGTCACGGTCTAAACGTGGGGGATACTTCACATTCCGTGTAGTATCGGCTGCCAGTGATCCAATGTCATGGATTGTACCTGAGCAAGAGCCCTGGCCGATTCGTAAAGTGGTTGTTGATTATATGAAACCTTATGCGGAAGGCATTTTACGTGAGGCGTTGGAGGCGGATATACGATGAGTAAGATTTATAAGACTACGCGGGCAGTGATTCGACCCGCCGATGTGAACCAACGGTTTATCTATGCACTGGACTCAGAGAACCCAGAAGCTTCGTTGGCAGGGGTTCTGCGGGACTTTTTGGAAACCATAGGATACTCGGAAATCTTTCCAAACTTTGACAACATTCGAGTGGGAACGATTCATCCGTTTGCAATATTGCTTGCTCAGGAAGTACTGGAGCAACCAAGAAAAACTAATATCTTTCCGTCAATAACGATAGCCGATTCAACTCTTGATGAAGACGCAATGATACTCGGAGATGATTATGCTGCGTTTGCATTTACCCCAGAAGAAGTCGCTGTATTGGACGGGTATCGGCAGGCGGGGGCCATATTTATATCCGACTCCGGCTGGCAGAAGATTCAGGCCAGAATCGTGGCAGCAGGTAGCATCATTGGAATCAGAAGACGGTATCATACTCAGCACAGTATTGACTTCAATATCTGGGCGGAAAATAAGGACATAACGAGTTTCTTATTTGATATGGTCAGTCACTTTGTTACCCAAAAGCGGGTTGATGTGCACAATGACCAGGGGATTGATATGGCCGGGATCGGTGGAAGACGGTCGGGGGATATCAACCTTGATTTTGGAATGCTTCTATATGGGGCGAACCTTCGGGTGCAGGTGAGCATGAATCATGAGGCAGTTCTATTCGATACTGGAGTGGAAACCATAGCAGAGATAGACACAAAGACTCTGCCACAATACTTTACTTTGCAAGGAGCATAGAATGGCTAAGAAGAAAGCGTCTGTTGTAGTCAAGAAACCGGAGCCGGAACCTATTGAGATGCCAATTCAGAAGTACTTTCAACTCCATAGTTCGGAGATTCATCCATACACACGGGCCTATCTTAAGGCACAGTTCCGTGGTATAATGAATACGAAGGAAGCGTGGAGAAAACTTGTGGAGGCTAATAAATGAGTCTAAATTTTCGACAATTTCAGAGTGCAGGCCAGATCAGCTCGCATATCATTCCAGGAGCGTACTCCCGAATAGACTCCGTGAAGGGTGCTGTTGGACTAGCTGCCGCGAATAACGGCGTGATAATGGGTAAATGCAGGGGCGGCAAGCCTGCAACCCTCCTGCAATTCAACACTGTGGCGGAGGCCGTCGCTGCTCTTCGGAGTGGAGACTTGATGGAAGCTGTACGTCTTGCGTTCGCTCCTGGCGGGGGAGTGAACCCACAGAGACTGTTTGCCATGCGTGTAAACTCGGCAATACAGGGAAGTGTTGATTTAGATGATATTACTCCCGATACGATGATCACGCTGACATCACGGGATTATGGAATCTATGTCAACCAGATCAAGGTGATTCTTGCGACAAGCTCAGATACCTATGGCAAGAAGTTGACTGTGCAGTTCAAGACTGACCCGGATGAGGTCTTTGATAACATCCGCCGGCAGAGCTTCGCAATTGAGTATACAGACGCTGCGTGTACCATGACCATCGTCAACAACAGTGGTGCTCAGACACTAGTCACTTCGGTAGGTGGTCTAAGTATCAACCTGAATGATTATCCGACTATTGGAGACCTTGCGGCCTACATCAACGATCAGACTGACTTTACTTGCACTCCGATTGCGGGCCAGGAAGATGCAGCTCCACTCGAATTGGATGCCGTGGATGCGCAGGATATCAACACGGCAGAATATATCACCGAGAGCACGTTCCAGGCGATCATCGACACGGTGAACGCGGGGTCTGCTCGGTTAAGTGCTGCTGCTACAAACGCCGCGAATGACCGGGTGATCCCTGAGAATCTTGCGCTGACCTATCTAACAAGTGGTTCAGAGGGCACGTATGTCGCAGGTGATTGGACCGATGCATTAACGGCACTTGAAGCAGAGAACATTCAGTTCGTTGCAACACCGGATGATGATGTGGAAGTGTCGGGTCCGCACGCGGCAATCAAGACCCATTGTGAGGCGATGAGTGCGGTGACAGGTCGGAAAGAACGGCAGTTTCTTGTAGGTGCTCCATGGAAGACTGATGTGATGGCTACCGAGATTACAGCTGCAATCGCTGCGAGTAAGGCGCTCAACAGTAAGAACGGTCTGTATGCCTTCAACGGTGGAACACAGTATGATGTGAATGGGGTGATCCAGAATTATGGTGGTTGTTACGCCGCCTGTATGCTCATGGGGATCAAGTGTGCGTTGGCGATCAATCAGCCGCTCACGTTTAAGGATTTGAACTTCATTGCATTGGAATGGAAACTCACGGATTCAAACCTGGAGAACTTGCTGAAGAACGGGGTAGCTGCGATCAACTATGCACCGAACGGAATACCACGGTTGGTACGACAATTCAACACTTACCAGACTAATGATCTGAAGTGGAATGAGTTTTCCGTGGTAACCGAAATGTTCTATGCAAGCCGAGACTTGCGTACATACCTCGAAGACTTGTTTGTTGGGCAGCCGGGAGTGTCCATAACAGGTGGTGTATTGAGGGGCGCGGTCGAGGGCCGGTTGGCGAATTATGTTGACCTGGGAATCTTTGTTATGAATCCGAGTACCGGGTTGGCATGGTGGAATGTTCAGATTACTATATCAAGCGATACCGTGTATGTGGATTATGATGCATACGTAACGCTGCCGGTGAACTTTGAGTTCATCGTTTCACACTTCCATGAATTGGTTGCCACTCTGTAAGATGATCGAAGAACGAACATACGATACGAGGAGGAGTTAATGGCTCAGAAAATGCTCGCAGGCGGAGCGTGGGTACAGGTTCTCTTGAATGGCCAGGGAGTAGGACTATCGACCGGGGCATCATATGACGAGGATTGGGCAGTCAATCCTGCTAATGTGCTCAACTATCATGGTCCTGTTGACTATGACTCTCAGGGATATTCTTGTACGGTGACGCTCTCTACTTTCATTCCTGAAAGACCCGGTGAGGGTCCATGGCCTGATGGTGGTCAGGTCGCGCTCGCTGAGTTCATTCCAACGAGAAGTCTGGTGCAATCGAACGATGGCAAACCTGGAGAGTTCGATCTGCTCCAATTTCTCAACACTGCCACTGGAAACCTTGTGAATCAGTTCCGAAAGGTGATGGTGGCGAGTAATGGTGTGCAGATCACCCCAAACAGTTACGTCACTGCAAACTTGCGATTGATGTCGGTCGAACGAACGATCTAAGGGGGCTCTGCCCCCTTGTCGGTATGAGAGAGGAGAGAAGAGATGTCCGAAGAGATTAAGATTGGTAAAAAGGTTCTGTCAGAAGACGATCTGAAGTTCACTGTTCAGTACAATGGTGAGATTTTCACTCTTAG